TATGTATTACAGAACTTTACTAATGATTCAGGTGAGTCAGTTAGCTATGCTCTAGTATCAGATAGTCAAGTGCATATAGGAACTGATAAGGGCATCATATTATTTGACCTGTCATGCACTATTAACAAAGAGACATTTACAGATATTAATTTATTTACTGCAGCACTTTACTAACACCTAGATAAAAATGAAAGGTAACTACTTAGCAAGTCTATATTTTATTTCGGGTTATATAACTTCAATGTTTATGATGTTTCAAGGTCAAGAACACTACATTGTTTTTGGTGGTATAACATTATTTTTTTATTTAACATTCAGTATTACTGAAGCTTTTGAAGAACTAGACTTATGAAAACACAACTATCTTTATTAATACTATCTATACAATCAGAACTATTGACACTTATCTCTATATGCTTTGCATTCTTTTTACCAATAAGTGGTATTCTTATAATGATAGGAGTACTAATTATCATTGATACTTTTACAGGTATTTGGAAAGCTAATAAATTAAAGGATAAAATAACTAGCAGAAAGCTGTCAGCTATCATTAGCAAGTTAGCACTCTATGAAGTTACTGTGATTATGTTCTTTTTAATAGACAAATTCATACTAAATGATATTATTTTGACATTCTTTAGTGTACCATTTATGCTCACTAAAGTAGTGGCATTAGTACTAGCTTCTATAGAGGTGATGTCAATCAATGAAAACTACAAAGTAGTAAAAGGAATAGACCTATGGCAATCAATGAAGTTGTTATTTGCAAGAGCGAAGGACATCAAAGACGACATAAATAAAATTAAATGACAACACAACAGGCAACAAAAAAATATGGTACAGCTAATGTAACAGGTGCAGGTTACTTAGTAAAGATTAAGCTACCATATCCAATGCGTATAGCTTGGGACTTAGACAGCTCAGTCAATACTATGATGTGCCACAAGTTAGTAGCTGATAATTTCACAGCGGTATTCAATGAACTACTATCTGTATATGGATATGATAAGATTAAGGAGTTAGGGATTGATTTATTCGGTGGATGTTTCAACTACAGGAAGATGAGGGGAGGTACAGCACTATCCATGCACTCATGGGGGATAGCAATAGACTTAGATCCTGCTAGAAATCTACTCAAAGAATCATCGAAAACTGCAAGATTTGCAAGACCTGAATACAAGGCAATGATAGATATTTTCTACAAGCATGGGTTTATATCTTTAGGTCGTGAAAAGAATTATGATTATATGCACTTTGAAATAAAAGAGTAATGGCTAAGATAAAATTAGAGACAACAAAAAAGGTTAAACCTAAAGTTAAGCGTACAAACGTACACGCAAAAAGTAAAACTTCTAAATTGAAGTCAAGTAAAAATTACAAGAAAATTTATTCAAGACAAGGGAAATGAGAAATTTTTTAGCAGGCACAAAGACAGGAAAGTCAAAGACAGCAAAGTATTACCAAGAACATCCTGAAGCAAGAAAAAAGAAGGTGAAGTATGACATGAAGTATCATGACACTGAAGAGCGTAGAAAATACCGAAGAGACTTAGAGCGTACTAATAGAAAAAATGGTACAAGTGGTAACCACGATGGTATCGACAATGCGCATGTTTCTAAAAACAAAACAGTACCTCAATCACAATCTAAAAACAGAAGTGATAAATCAAATAATTTCTTTAAAAAATAAAACATGTTTAGAGTATTTGCATTATTATTTGTGTTGTATGGTTGCTCTGCACAATACCATTTAAACAAAGCAATTAAGAAAGGATATACCTGTGAGCAGACAGGAGATACTATAAGAATAACAACATTAGATAGCATACCTGTTATTATTAATGACACTATAGTATGGGAGAAGTTTATTACAACTAAAGATACTATTATTAAATACAATACTGTTTATGTTCCTAAGACTAGACAGGAGAAGAGAATAGAGTACAAGTTAAAGATTAAAACTATATACAAAGATAGGATAGTTGAGAAGGCTCAAGCTAAAGCAGAAGGTAAAAAAAATCAACCAAAAAAGAATTTCTTTTGGCTTGGAGTTTTAGTAGGGGTGTTGCTTTCAATTATTATTTCCTTGCTTTGGAAAATATTTGTTAAAAAAGCATTACATTTGTAACTAACTTAAATTAAACAAAATGAAAAAAGTAGAAAACAATGATATCCAAGATATTATATTTGCAACAGAAGAAGAATTAAAAAACATTAAAGAAATGAATACTGATTTTTCTAAAGCTAAAATGAATCTTGGTGATTTAGAATTACAGAAGCAAAGCTTAATAAAATATATAGATAGTATTAAGGATACTTTTTCAAAACACGAAAAGATACTAATGGAAAAATACGGCGAAGATGCTGTAATAAACATTGAGACAGGAGAAATAACAAAAAAACAATAGGGAAAAATGGCAAAAATAAGTACATATGTTATTAATACAGTACCTACCGTAAATGATATGCTTATTGGTACTGATGTAAATTCAGCTGATGAAACTAAAAATTTTTTAGTTAGTGATGTACTAGCATTAATTCCAATTGGTACAGGTCCTACAGGTCCTGCCGGTCCACAAGGCATTCAAGGAGTCACAGGAGCTCAAGGCATTCAAGGGGTGCCGGGATTAGACGGCCCACAAGGTATTCAAGGTATTCAAGGTATTCAAGGAGTCACAGGCTCACAAGGCATTCAAGGAGTTCAAGGCCTTCAAGGCCCAATAGGAATTACAGGCCCAATAGGTGTAACAGGCCTAACAGGAGCACAAGGCCCCACAGGTGCAACAGGTGCAGGAAGTACAGTAGTAGGAGCGACAGGCCCTGCAGGTCCAATTGGAGTAACAGGCCCTCAAGGTATTCAAGGTATTACAGGAGCAGTTAGCCCCGCAGGATTAATTTGGCAGGGTGCTTGGAGTGCCTTAACGACATATGCCGTAGATGATGCTGTTGGATTTGGTGGAGCTAGTTATTTTTGCATAAACACTGTTGGACCAACAGTTACAGACCCTGCTTCAGACCCTTCAAATTGGTCTTTACTAGCAAATCAAGGTCCTACGGGTCCTCAAGGTCCAATAGGATTAACAGGTGCTGCAAGTACAATAGCAGGTGCTCAAGGCATTCAAGGATTTACAGGAGGCGCAGGTGCACAAGGTATTCAAGGAGTTCCGGGATTAACAGGTGCACAAGGTCTTACGGGTGCAACAGGATTAACAGGTGCAACAGGCGCTCAAGGAACTCCCGGTATTCAAGGAGCGCCCGGCCCACAAGGAGCTCAAGGATTAACCGGATTAACAGGAGCAACAGGGGCTCAAGGAGTTCCGGGATTAGCAGGTGCACAAGGTCCTCAAGGAGTTATAGGTTTTCAAGGAGTGCCCGGTGCAACAGGTGCAACAGGTCCTTCCGGTAGTAATACCCAAAATCGTATAGGTGAATATTTATTAGGAGGTTGGATAGCAGCGCAATGGGTAGAAGGACCTAGTAATACTAAAAAAGTGCTTATTGTAAGTAATCCACAGGTAGCTGTTCCTCTACCTTGGACGACACCATCTTTTGATACAACATCAGTTGCTGCACTAAATCCTTTTGACGGTGTTCCAAATACGGCAGCCATAGTTCTTCAAGCAGGCTTGCCTCCTCCTTATTATGCAGCACAGTCTGTTAATGATCAAATTTCGGGTGGGTATACCGATTGGTATTTACCTTCAATAGGAGAACTTACTATGGTTTTTAATGCATCAGTACCAATTTCTAGGTCAATGGCGGCAAGTGGTTTTGCTCCTCCTTATTTTGATATATCCTCATCTTTTTATTGGAGTTCCACGGAAGCTAATACTACTAGGGCGTATGCGATGAATTTTACTTCCGGTGCTATTTCTTCAACTCTTAAGAATACAGCAACACTATTTTGTTTAGGTGTTAGAATAGCTAATATTTAATTATGCCAAAAATAAGTACATATATTGTTAACGCAGTACCTACCATAAGTGACATGCTTATTGGTACTGATGTAGACTCGTATATGACAAATGAAACTAAAAATTTCTTGATTAGTGATTTAATAGCATTAAACACAGTAAATCCTGTAGGTCCTCCCGGAGCGACAGGCCCTCAAGGTCCTCAAGGACCAATAGGTGTTACAGGTTTGCAAGGTATTCAAGGTCCTACAAATTTAACTGTTGGTATACAAGGTGTTCAAGGTGACCCCGGTGCTACAGGACTAACAGGAATTCAAGGATTAATAGGTATTGATGGTCCAATAGGTGTAACAGGTTTACAAGGACCGGTAGGTGCAACAGGTGCGACAAGTACAGTAGCAGGTCCAACAGGTCCAATGGGGCCCGATGGTCCAACAGGCCTTCAAGGTCCACAAGGAATTGTAGGCTTACAGGGAATACAAGGAATTACAGGAGTTAATGGTCCTCAAGGATTAAATTGGCAAGGTACTTGGAGTGCTGCAGGTGTATATGTTGTAGATGATGCTGTTGAATATTTAGGTTCTAGTTATTTTTGTTATAATAATGTTGGACCTATAGGCACAAACCCTGTTTTAGATACTGCACATTGGGCTATATTAACAATGATAGGCACAGGTGGACCAACAGGCCCAATTGGACCAACAGGAGCTGCAAGTACAGTAGCAGGTCCAACGGGTATTCAAGGATTACCCGGTGCAACAGGAGCAACAGGACCTCAAGGTATTCAAGGTTTAACAGGAGCAACCGGAATAGCAGGAGCTAACGGACCGCAAGGAGCAACAGGTTTGACAGGATTACCCGGAACAACAGGAAGCATAGGTGCAACAGGAGCTCAAGGACCAATCGGATTAACAGGATTAACAGGAGCTCAAGGGCCACAAGGATTGCCCGGTGCAACCGGACCTCAAGGTCCTCAAGGTCCTCAAGGAGTGCCGGGTGCAACAGGAGCAACCGGCCCCACAGGGTTTTATAGTAGTTTTAATATAGGTAGGTTCTATCAAGGGGGGTGGGTAGCGGCAGAATGGTTTGAAGGGCCTAGTAATACTAGAAAAGCACTTATTGTAGGAGAACCTTTACCGAATAGTCAGTGGACTCTTCCTGCCTATCAGACTACATTTGTTCCACCTCCCGGCGCAGGAAATAGAATTTTTGGCGCGGCAAACACAGCGGCTATAACTACTCAAGCAGGAGTCGGTTCATATGCAGCAGCAGACTGTGAGAATTTAGTCGTAGATGGGTTTACCGATTGGTATTTACCTTCAATAGGAGAACTTACTATGGTTATTAGGTCATTACCAATGATTAATAAATCAAGAATAGCAAGTAGTCTTTCTCCAATAACAATGATAGGATTAACACCATTTAGCTATTGGAGTTCTACAGAAGCCTCTGCTTCTAATGCTTATATTGTTAGTTTTGTTGGCATTTATACTTCAACTGTCTCATCATCAAAAAATGGATCTAACCCTATCCTTCCGGTTAGAATAACTAGTATTCCTTAATTATGGAAATAAGAAAAATTTCAGTAGGTCCTGATTATAAAGGAGGCGCAATGCATTACATTGTAGGTCAAAAAGTTTTAAATGAAACGTATGAAATACATTTAATTAAACTTGAAGACCTTACCCAATCTATAAAAATATTTATTATAAATGAATCAAATGAAATTCTTTTGTGGAAAGAATTTACACAAACTATTCCAATCTCTATTGAATACAATATATTTTATTAATGAAATCCCCATTTTATTTTATTGTTGAATCTTTAATAAATAAGAGGTACAACAATACAAAAACCATTAGTGGACTAGAAGTTATTACAAGTACATCTGAAGAAGACCATATATCTTCAAATAGATTCGCTAAGGTAATAGAAGTTCCATTAGGTTACAAAGGCCCGATATCTTCAGGCGACACATTGCTTGTTCATCATAATGTATTTAAGTACTATTATGACATGAAGGGAAATCAAAAAAGCGGCAAGAGTTTTTTTAAAGACGACAAGTTCTTTATTGAACCCGACCAATTCTATATGTATAAAAAAGATGACACATGGTATTCTTACGACAAGTATTGTTTTGTTAAGCCAATAGATGCTATTGACTCTTATATAAAGAAACCATTTAGTGATGAGCCTTTAATGGGTGAGATGTTATATCCAAATGATTATTTAATTAGTAAAGGAATAAACAAGGGAGATATAGTATGCTTTTCTCCCGACAGCGAATATGAGTTTACTGTTGACGATGTAAAAATGTACAGGATAATAGACAATCAAATAACAATCAAATTAAATTAATGGACACAAAAGAAATAAAACTAAAAATTATTGCAGCAGGTCACAAGGCAGTTGAGCAGTTAATAAAAGTAGCAGAAGAAAATATTATTAAAAAAGATTCTGATGACGAGTTGGCTGCAGATAGACTAAAGAATGCTGCTATGACAAAAAAGTTAGCGATATTTGATGCCTTTGAGATACTAAATAGAATAGAACTAGAAAGAGAAGGTCTTGAGTCTTTAGAAAAGGGAGTAAGTAAAACAGATACTAAACAAGGGTTTGCAGAAAGACGCTCAAAATAACATATACAGCATACAAAAAGATTTTGTATCACCATCTATACTGTCCAATAAAAATAGGGCAAGGTCTTGGATATATGGCTATGATGACAAGTACGACATAGTTGTTATATCTAAAAATGGACAGGTAGGTCAAATAGTAAATATATCAGGGTTAAATATAGGACTACCTCCTGTTCCTGATAAAGTATATAAAAGAAGCGATAAAAAATCTGAGCAGTATTGGCAGAGAGAAGACTTACCAAGGGAGCTATCAAAGATACAATCAATTTTTCATTGGAATGAAATGCCATCACAATTTAAAGATAGATTGGTAGACTACATTGAGAATGAATTTGACTATAGAGAGCGTGGCTTTTGGTTTATGAACAATGGAGAGCCAACGTATATTACAGGCTCTCATTATATGTACTTACAATGGGCAAGTATTGACGTTGGATACCCTGACTTTCGAGAAGCGAATAGAATATATTGGATTTATTGGGAAGCGTGTCGTGCTGACAATAGGTCGTTTGGAATGATATACCTAAAGATAAGACGTTCAGGATTTTCTTTTATGGCATCTTCTGAATGTATTAATGTCGGAACTCTTGCAAGAGATTCAAGGGTTGGAATACTATCTAAAACAGGAGCGGATGCTAAGAAGATGTTTACAGATAAAGTTGTTCCAATTAATAGTAGGCTTCCATTTTTCTTTAAGCCAATTATGGATGGTATGGACAAACCTAAAACTGAGTTGTCTTTCCGTATACCTGCATCAAAGATTACAAAAAAGAATATGTATAATTCTGAGCAAGATAGCATTGAGGGATTAGACACATCAATAGATTGGAAGAACACAGAAGACAACTCTTATGACGGAGAAAAGTTATTGTTCTTGGCTCATGACGAAAGTGGAAAATGGCTAAGACCAAATAACATTAAAGAAAATTGGCGAGTAACTAAAACTTGTCTTAGATTGGGTTCTAAGATTATTGGTAAGTGTATGATGGGGTCTACCTCAAATGCCTTATCAAAAGGTGGTAGTAACTTTAAAGACATCTATGAAGATTCTTCGGTGCTACATAGAAATGCAAACGGGCAAACTAAAAGTGGACTATACTCATTGTTCATTCCTATGGAATGGAACATGGAGGGGTTCATTGACTTATATGGTATGCCTGTATTTAATGCTCCTGAAGAACCAATACTAGGAGTAGACAAGATATTAATAAAGAATGGTGCTATTGATTATTGGGAAGCAGAAGTTGATTCGTTAAAGAGTGATGCTGACGCATTAAATGAATTTTACCGTCAGTTTCCAAGAACAGAATCACATGCTTTCAGAGATGAAAGTAAACAATCGATATTTAATCTAACAAAGATATATCAGCAAATTGATTACAATGATTCAACAATAAGGGAACACCACACCACTCGTGGTAGTTTTCATTGGAGAGATGGCATACAAGACACAAAGGTTATATGGACACCTGATTCAAGGGGTAGATTTTCTGTGAGTTGGATTCCAAATAAATCAATACAGAACAATGTATATAATAGAAATGGTACTTCTCATCCCGGCAATGAACATATAGGGTCATTTGGATGTGACTCATATGACATATCTGCTGTAGTAGGTGGTAGGGGTTCAAACGGTTCTTTACATGGCATGACAAAATTCCATATGGATGAAGCTCCTGTAAATGAATTTTTTTTAGAGTATATTGCAAGACCGCAAACTGCGGAAATATTTTTTGAAGAAGTACTAATGGCTTGTATTTTTTACGGTATGCCTATACTAATAGAAAACAATAAGCCAAGGCTACTATATCATTTTAAAAATAGAGGATATAGAGGATTTTGTTTGAACAGACCTGACAAGTTATATAATAAGCTGTCTAAGACAGAACGCGAACTTGGTGGTATACCAAACTCATCTGAAGATGTAAAGCAATCACACGCGTCTGCTATTGAATCCTATATAGAGAAGTTTATAGGAATGGACTTAGCAGGTAACTACAGGGATTCAGATGAAATAGGAACAATGCCATTTACAAGAACATTAGAGGATTGGGCTAAATTTGATATAAACGATAGGACTAAATTTGACGCTTCAATTAGCTCAGGATTAGCTATAATGGCTAATCAAAAACATATATACATACCGGAGAAAAAAGAGTCAAAAATTAGCATTAACTTTGCAAGATATAGTAATGATGGAAACACAAGTCAATTAATTGAATGAAAGATACGATAATAGACATAACATCTGCTTCATTTCCAAGTCAGTTAGCAACAGACAGCGAAAAAGCAACAGAAAAATTTGGACTTCAAGTCGGACAAGCTATTCAATATGAATGGTTTAGAAAGGATGGAGGGTCTTGTAGATTTTATAGTCAATGGAGAGATTTCCATAGACTCAGACTGTATGCTCGTGGAGAACAGTCTATTGCAAAATACAAAAATGAATTAGCGATTGATGGCGACTTATCTTACCTAAATTTAGATTGGACACCTGTTCCTATTCTTCCAAAGTTTGTAGACATTGTAGTTAATGGTATGTCAGATAGACTATTTAAAGTTAAGGCATATTCTCAAGACGCAATGTCGCAACAAAAAAGAAGCAGATTTCAAGACATGGTTGAAGGACAAATGGTAGCAAAAGCTCCACTTGAAGTTATTCAACAAAAAACAGGCGTCAATCCATTCATTATGCCTCCTGAAGATTTACCTAAATCAGACGAGGAGTTAATGCTTTATATGCAGTTAAATTACAAACCTGCTATTGAGATTGCTGAAGAAGAAGCTATTAATACAATCTTTGATGAAAACCATTACCAAGACACTAGAAAAAGAATAGACTATGACTTAACGGTAATAGGCATTGGTATAGCAAAACACGAATTTCTTTTAGGTTCAGGTGTAAACGTTTCATATGTAGACCCTGCTAATGTTGTTTATAGTTATACTGAGTCACCGACTTTTGATGATTGTTTTTATTGGGGTGAAATTAAAACACTTCCAATTACAGAATTATTAAAAATTAAACCTACTTTAAAAAAAGAAGAGTTAGAGAGAATATCTAAAAGCAGTCAAGGTTGGTATGACTATTATAATGTATCTCAATTTTACGAGAATAGTTTATTTTCTCAAGATACTTGTACGTTACTTTATTTTAATTATAAAACAACAAAGAAAGTAGTATATAAAAAGAAATTGCTTGAAGGCGGTGGTTCAAGGGTTATTGAAAAAGATGACACCTTTAATCCTCCTACTGAAATGATGGAGGAAAACAATTTTGTTAAAATTGAAAAGACCATTGATGTTTGGTATGATGGTGTAATGGTAATGGGAACAAACATTATCCTTAAGTGGGAAATGGCCCAAAATATGGTCCGCCCTAAATCATCATCTCAACATGCACTACCAAATTACGTTGCTAATGCCCCTCGTATGTATAAGGGTAACATAGAGTCTTTAGTTAGACGAATGATACCATTTACTGATTTAATACAAATAACACACTTAAAGCTACAACAAGTAATTGCAAGAGTTGTCCCTGATGGTGTCTTTATTGACGCTGACGGATTAAATGAAGTAGACTTGGGTACAGGTGCTGCATACAACCCTGAAGATGCATTAAGACTGTACTTTCAAACGGGTAGTGTTATTGGAAGAAGTTATACTCAAGAGGGTGACTTCAACAATGCAAAAGTTCCTATTACTCAATTAACTTCAAATTCAGGATTGAGCAAAACTCAAATGTTAATATCTAATTACAACCATTATATGGATATGATTAGGTCTGTAACGGGACTGAATGAAGCAAGAGATGGCAGTACGCCTGACCCTAATTCATTAGTAGGAGTTCAAAAATTAGCAGCATTAAATTCAAATACAGCAACAAGACATATACTTGAAGGTGGTCTATATATCTATAGAACATTAGCAGAAGCATTAACTTATAGAGTAGGAGATATATTAGAGTATGCTGACTTCAAAGATGATTTTGCAAATAAAATTGGAAAATATAATGTATCAATATTAAATGATATTTCTGATTTATATATTTATGACTTTGGAATTTTTATTGAAGTATCTCCTGATGAAGAACAAAAAGCACAGCTTGAAGCAAACATACAAATGGCTTTGTCTAAGGGTGATATAAATCTTGAAGATGCTATTGATATTAGAGAGTTGAGAAATCTCAAGCTTGCAAATCAATTGTTGAAGATGAAGAGAAGTCAGAAGCAAGATAGGGAAGACCAAAATAAAATGCAGATGCAAGCAATGCAAGCGCAACAACAATTAAAGTCTCAAGAAATGGCAATGCAAACTGCTATTCAAAAAATACAAATGGAATCTGATGCTAAGTTAAAATTAAAGCAAGCAGAGGTTCAATTTACTATTCAGCAATTAACAGCAGAAGCTCAACTCAAAAAAGATTTGATGGCAGTAGAGTTTGACTATAATATGCAATTAGGTGGCTTACAGCAAAATAACTTGAAGACTAGAGAGAATGAAAGAGAAGATGCTAAAGCAAAAAGAATAAGCCAACAAAATACTGAACAATCAAAGTTGATAAATCAAAGAAAGAATAATTTATCCCCTATAGACTTCCAAAACAGTGAAGATGATTTAGATGGATTTAATGTTCCTCAAAGCAAACCTATGGTTTTTGAGTCAAATGAAGATAGTTTAGATGGATTTGATATGGGGGAATTTTCACCTCGCTAAATATTAATTTTTTTTATATAACTTTGTAAAAAATAAAATCAAATAAAATGGAAATGAAAGTTAGATTGCTAGACGGAGCAGAAGAAAAAGGAGTTGCTCAAATAGAAGAAGAATTACTTGCAAGACACGAAGAGTCATTATCAACAGATAATAATTTTGAACCGCAAGAGCAAGAGCAAGAACAGGAACAAGAATTTGAACCTGAAGATGAATTAAGCGAAGAAAGAGTTCTTTCATATATTGGGAAAAGATATAATAAAGAAATTAGTTCATTTGATGAATTAATGGCTGAAAGAAATACAAATGAAGAAATTCCTTCCGATGTTGCTGCTTATATGAAATATAAGAAGGACACAGGAAGAGGGTTTGAAGATTACATAAAGTTAAATAAGGATTTTGACAATATGGATTCTGATGACCTATTAAAGCAATATCTACATTCTACAAATTCAGATTTGGATTCAGATGATATAGATGCATTAATGGAAGATTATTATTTCGATGAAGATTTAGATGATGATTCTTTTATTAAGAAAACAAAGATTGCAAAGAAAAAGGCTATTGGAGAAGCTAAGAAGTACTTCAATCAACAGAAAGAACAATACTCTGCACCCCTTGAGTCAAGAGGTTTAGATGTTCCGGATGAAGAGAAGGAAGTGTTCGAGGCATACAAGCAATACACAAAAGAAGCAGCGACTATTGATGAATCAAACAAGCGCAAGCGAGAATGGTTCGACCAAAAGACAAATGAAGTTTTGAACGATGATTTCAAAGGTTTTGATTTCAACATAAACGACAAGAAATTTTCATTTTCTCCCGGTAATCTAAGCGAGATTAAAAAAAATCATTCATCACCACAAAACTTTATTAATAAGTTTTTAGATGAAAATGGTTTAATGAAAGACGCAGAGGGATATCACAAATCGTTAGCTATGGCAATGAACCCTGAAAAGTTTGCTAAGTTCTTTTATGAACAAGGACAAGCTGATGCAACGGATGATGTTACGCGTAAGATAAAAAACATAAACATGTCTGAGCGTAAAGTATCTGAAGCAGGTTCAAGAACCGAAGGCGTACAGGTCAAATCTCTAAGCCCTGACTCCGGAAACGGACTAAAAATTAGAAGTATAAAAAGAATTTAAAAACTAAAACAAAAAAAAATGTCAATATTATCAACACCAACTTTTGGTCTTACTCCTAGTTCGGAGCAAGTTCCATTATCAACAAACTACATTACTAACTTCAACTTTTTAACTCAGTATCTTCCTGATACTTATGAGAAAGAATTTGAGCGTTATGGTAATCGTACAGTATCTTCATTCTTGCGTATGGTAGGAGCAGAGATGCCGTCAAACTCAGACATGATTAAATGGGCAGAGCAAGGTCGTTTACACACTAAGTATACAAACTGTGTTGTAACTGCTGCAGCTGCTGCTACTCAATCTGTCTTCACTATTACAACTCCTACAACAGGTGCAGGTGTAATTCAAGCGGGTAACCAAATTGCAATTCGTTTAGGGCAAACAGTTATGATTTATGATAACGCTACAGGTGCATCAAACAAAGGAATTGTTATTGTTGCTCCTGCAGGTACTAACCCTACATTTACTATTACAGTTGCTTATTACGAGCAAGGTGGTCAAGCATTTGCTGCTGCTTCAACTTGTTCTATTTGGGTATATGGTTCAGAATTTAAAAAAGGAACTGCAGGAATGACAGGTTCTTTAGAGGCTGAAGATACTATTTTCTCAAATTCACCAATTATCATCAAAGATAAGTATGCAGTAAATGGTTCAGACATGGCTCAAATTGGTTGGGTTGAAGTAACTACTGAGAATGGTGCTTCAGGATACCTTTGGTACTTGAAATCAGAGCATGAAACTCGTTTACGTTTTGAGGACTATCTTGAAACAGCAATGGTAGAAGCAGTTCCTGCGGGTGCAGCTTCAGGTGTTGCACTACAAACAACATATACTTCAGCCGGTAATAAAGGTTCAGAAGGTGTTTTCTATGTAGTAAATGACCGTGGAAATGTATGGGGTGGTGGTAATCCTACAACTCTTTCTGATTGGGACACTGTTATATCTCGTTTAGATAAGCAAGGTGCTATTGAAGAAAACGTACTATTTGTTAATCGTGATTTTGGATTTGACGTTGACGATATGTTAGCAGCACAAAACTCTTATGGAGCAGGTGGTACTTCTTATGGTCTATTTGACAATGACAAAGACATGGCTTTAAACTTAGGCTTTACAGGATTCCGAAGAGGTTATGATTTCTACAAGACTGATTGGAAATACTTAAATGACCCAACAATGCGTGGTTCTATGCCTACAGGTGCTACTGCATCAGGGAACATTACAGGACTTTTAGTTCCTGCAGGTTCAACTAATGTATATGACCAAGTTATGGGTAAAAATGCAAAGCGACCTTTCTTACATGTTAGATATCGTGCTTCTGAAGCAGAAGATAGAAAATATAAGACTTGGATTACAGGTTCAGCCGGAGGTGCTCAAACTAGTGACTTAGATGCAATGGAAGTTAACTTCTTATCTGAGCGTGCTGTTTGTACTTTAGGTGCGAATAACTTTGTATTATTCCGTTACGGAGCATAATAACAAATGATTAAATAAAGAGAGGGACATCAGTGTCCCTCTCTATTTTTTTAGTAACAACTTAAATTAAATAAAATGAAAACAAACACAACATCAGTAGATAAGACCTACAAATTAAAAAGC